CAAAAGCGGATATGCTTATCAATGCTAATCTTAATCAGTCAAAAGAAATGGAACAGCAGTATACAGATGTGGGTCAAACAAATTCAAACGAGGAGGAAAATCAAAATGAATGAAAACGATTTCGATTTTAGTGGATGGGCCACTCGAAATAATATTCGTTGCACAGATGGACGTGTGATTCATAAAGATGCTTTTAAGCATTGTAATGGTGAACGAGTCCCATTAGTATGGAACCATACTTACACAGATCCGTCCAATATTCTTGGTCATGCAATATTGGAGAATCGGGATGACGGAGTATATGCTTATTGCTCATTTAATGATAGTGAGACTGCCAAAAATACTAAACTTTTAATCAAGCATGGTGATATTTCGTCATTATCTATTTTTGCTAATGGGTTACAGGAAGTAGGCCATAACGTTATGCACGGTACAATTCGTGAAGTTAGCGTTGTATTAGCAGGAGCAAATCCGGGCGCATACATTGAAAATGTAATTATGCATGATGGAGTTGATAGTGAAGCAGCAATTTTCTATAATGAATACCCGATTGAGTTATCTCACGCTGATGGCACATCAGAAGAAGGCTCATTATCTCACGCTGATGGCACATCAGAAGAAGGATCATTATCTCACGCTGATGGCACATCAGAAGAAGGCTCATTATCTCACGCTGATGGCACATCAGAAGAAGGCTCATTATCTCACGCTGATGATCCTGGTAACAAAGACAACAATGTTACCGTTAAAGATATTATCGATACGATGAACGAAGATCAGCTGAAAGCAATGTATATTATGATCGCTGCTGCTTTAGAGGATAAAGATGGAGGAAAAGAAGGAGGAGAAACTATGAAACATAATGTGTTTGACAATGAACACGATCAGCAGGGTGGTACTCTCACACATGATGCAATGAAAATGATCATTAATGACGGTAAGCGTTACGGCAGCCTTAAAGAAAGTTTCCTGGCTCATGCCGATGATTATGGAATTAAGAATATTGAATGGCTGTTTCCGGATGCTAAGAATGTTACCGAAACACCGGGCTTTATTAGCCGTCAGCCATCTAGCTGGGTAGATATCACTATGAATGGAGTATCGCATTCACCATTCAGCCGTATCAAGTCTATGTTTGCGGACATTACAGAAGACGAGGCGAGAGCAAAAGGTTACATGAAGGGTAACCGGAAAAAGGAAGAAGTATTCACGCTGCTTAAGAGAACCACTACGCCGGCAACCATTTACAAGAAACAGAAACTGGATCGTGATGACATTATTGACATCACAGATTTCGATGTTGTTTCCTGGATCAAGACTGAGATGCGGATGATGCTCAATGAGGAAATTGCTAGAGCAGTTCTGTTCGGTGATGGACGACTCAGCGACTCCGAAGATAAGATTCCGGAGGCTAATATTCGTCCGATTTATAATGATGATAAACTTTATACCATTTCTTATGTCGTAACTCCGGAAGCAGATGAGAGTCTTTCTCATGCAATTATTTCTGGCAGCGTTGCTGCACAGGATGATTATCAGGGATCTGGTAATCTTACAGCATTTATGCCGGCATCAGTTATCACTCCGATGCTTCTAATGGAAACTCTCAATGGAACTCGTCTGTATCCGACATTAACCGAACTTGCAGCAGCAATGAATGTTGATCAGATTGTAAAGCTTCCAAAGGGAATTTGTCCGGATGATACTTACGGATTAATCGTAGATCTCAAGGATTACAATGTCGGTGCAGATAAGGGCGGTGAGATCAATATGTTTGACGATTTCGACATCGACTATAACCAGCAGAAGTATCTTATGGAGACACGCTGCTCTGGTGCACTGGTTAAGCCGTATTCAGCAATCGTTCTGAAAGCAAAAACCGCTGAAGTAGAAGAAGGCTAGGAGGAAAATTCAAAATGGCAAAATTTAGTTGTATGATCGGTTATGTGACAACAGAAGAAACAGATCCTGGTATTTGGGTGCCAATCGTAACAGAAAAGCGATATGCTGCAGAACTTACGAAAAATGTACTTGCCGTGAAAACAGCTGGCTTCAATGATGATATTAACCTTACAAATGTTATTAGCATCATTGGAGATTCTTTTGCCTATGATAACCTTAAATCCATTCGCTATGCAACATATATGGGCGTTAAATGGAAAGTGACAAATATCGAAGTGGAACGCCCACGATTAATCCTTACAGTTGGAGGTGAGTATCATGATGAGGCCTAGAGAACAACTCCAGACATTACTTTGTGATATTTTAGGAAGTTCCAATGTGTACTTTCAACCTCCAGAATCGATTAAGATGCAATACCCAGCTATCCGATATGAAGTTGCTAATATAGATACGATCCACGCAAATAATAAAGCATATCATTTCGTTCGTTCCTATACAGTAACTTTCATCACGTATGATGCAAATCCGGATAGTGAGGTAAACAAAACACTTCGAGAACTGCCATTATGTAAGTATGATAGACATTATTTGGCAGATAACTTACATCATTATGTATACAGTCTATATTTTTAAAAGGAGGACATTACTATGAGTAAACTTGTATTTGACAAGGTTGGTGAAAGATTCCTGGAAACAGGCGTCGATCATGTAGTTCTTTATTTACAGGATGCAAAAGGTGAGTATCCAAAAGGCATCGCTTGGAATGGTATCACTGGTATTACAGAGAGTCCGTCAGGCGCAGAGGCAAATGATCTTTATGCAGATAATATTAAATACGCAACATTACGTTCGGCAGAAACTTACGGTGCTACAATTACAGCTTATCAGTCTCCGGAAGAATTTGATTCTTGTGATGGCACTGCTTCTATTGCAGACGGTGTTGTGATCGGGCAGCAGGCTCGTAATCCGTTTGGTTATTCTTATCGTACATTGATCCAGAATGATACCGCTTCTGAAGGAGACGATGGATACAAGCTGCATTTGGTATACAATGCAACAGCATCACCGTCTGAGAGAAGTTATACTACTGTAAACGATTCACCGGAAGGAATCGAATTAAGCTGGGAAGTAACGACAACACCGGTCGATGTTCCTGGCTACAAGCCGGCATCTACCATTACGATCAATTCTACAAAAGCTGATAAGACAAAACTGACAGCACTTGAAGATCTTTTGTATGGCACAGAGGATACCGATGCAAAATTGCCATTGCCGTCTGAGATTATTGAAATGTTTGGAGCAGCATCTGATCAGGAAGTTGTTACCGAAGGCTAATTGGAGATTGATTCGGCGGGAATTTCAAAATGAAGAGGTTCCCGCCTTTATTTGAAAGGAGAACATATTATGTTAAAGAAGACAATTACATACACTGACTATAATGGTGTTGAGCGAACTGAAGATTTTTGGTTTAATTTAACAAAAGCTGAACTTATGGAAAAGGAAATGGCTGCTTCTGGCGGATTGGAAGATATTCTTCGTCAGATCATTGACTCAAAAGATCAGGAGCGGATTACCAATGCATTTAAGCAGATTATTCTTCGGTCTTATGGCGAGAAATCTGATGACGGCCGAAAATTCATCAAGAAGAGAAATGGAGTACTTCTTTCTGAAGAATTTGAGCAGACCGAGGCTTATTCCGAGTTATTTATGGAACTTTCCAGCAATGCAGATGCTGCAGCAGTTTTTGTGAACGGCATTCTTCCGAAAGAATTACAGCAGGCAGCTAGTTCAGCAATATTAAAAGCCAGTGAATGACTGTGATAGAACGGAGTTGAGATAAATGCCTTTAATGGTAACCATACCAGGAGATACTCTATTTGATGAGCAAACCAATGAGTTCATTTACACCAAAGAAATGACATTGAAATTAGAGCATTCCTTAGTCTCAATTGCCAAGTGGGAAGCTAATTGGGAGAAACCGTTTTTGAATGGTATTCAACCAGGAGAAGAAACCATTGATTACATAAAATGTATGACCCTTACGCAGAATGTGGATCCAATGGTTTATTTAGTGATACCACAAAACATACTGCAACAAATTAGTAGTTACATTGATAAACCAATGACTGCTACAACTATTACTGAACATGGTAATAAACGCCGAAAACGTAGAATCATTACCTCTGAGCTTGTTTATGCTTGGATGATTCAACTCGGGATTCCGATTGAATTTCAGAAATGGCATTTTAATCGGCTTATGACGCTGATCCAAGTTTGCCAATCAGAAAACGAACCACCAAGAAAAATGAGCCAGAGAGAAATCATGCAACAAAATGCCGCATTAAACGCAGCACGTCGTGCTAAGTCCAAACGGTAAAAAAGGAGAGAATTATGTCGAAGAATTATGCAAGTAAAGTTATAGCTGTTGCTGAAGCAGAGGTAGGTTATCTTGAAAAATCAGCTACAGCTTATAAGAAAGATCCGAGTGTTCTCGATAAGAAAACAGAAGGGGCAGGAAGCGATAACTATACAAAGTATGGTAGAGACATGCATAAGATCTATCCGTCCGTTATGGACTTTCCGGCTTTTTGGTGCGATGCATTTATAGATTGGAGTTTCTACAAAGCATATGGTGTTGCTACTGCAAAGAGTTTAATTGGCGGAAATTTTGACGATTATACCGTTGCAAGTTGTCAGATGTATGAAAAGAAAGGTGCACTTGGAACAACACCAAAGTATGGTGCACAAGTGTTCTTTACAACAAATGGAAAACCAAGTGGATGCCATCATACAGGACTTGTATATAAAGTCACTTCCACTAAGTTCTATACAATTGAAGGAAATACATCCGGTGCATCCGGAGTTGTTCGCAATGGCGGTGGGGTAGCGAAGAAGAACTATAAGATTGCAGATTACAAAGGGAAAGTTTTATTCGGCTATCCAAAATACGATGCAGAACCAACTAAGAAAACAACATATTATTCAGCTTGTTCATCAAAGGTCTCTGGACTTGTAGATGGTTTATCTGAAGTCGGGGAAACAGATACAAGTAAAACCCACCGCACAAAAATTGCGAAAGCAAACGGAGTGTCTAATTATTCTGGAACTTCAGAACAGAATACAAAATTGCTGACCCTTCTTAAGAAGGGAAAACTAATTAAGGTTTAGCCTTGAAGGAAAATTCAAAATGGGTGTACATTTTAAACATCGTGGAAGTTTTAAACATACTGAGAACTTTTTTCAACGAATGAAAGATCGTAAAATTGCTGATATTTTGCGTCCTTATGCAGAACAAGGGGTTGCGGCATTAGCTTCAGTAACACCAGTTGATACAGGACGTACAGCAGCATCTTGGGGGTATGAAATAACAGAAACTAATGGGGTGTATTCTATTCATTGGCTTAACACAAATGTACAAAACGGCGTGAATATTGCCCTGATATTACAATATGGACATGCTACTGGCACCGGCGGTTATGTAACAGGAGTTGATTATATCAATCCTGCAATTCGCCCAATTTTTGAAGAAATGCCAGAAAAAATTTGGAAGGAAGTGACTAAGCCATGAGTAGTACCGATACCAGAGTTGTAGAAATGCGATTCGATAATTCTCAGTTTGAGAATGGAATCAAATCCAGCATGAGCTACTTAGAGAAACTAAAATCTAGCTTAGACTTATCAAGTTCTGAAAAGAGTCTTGAAAGTCTCGAAAAAGCTGGTAAAAAGTTTTCTCTTGCTGGTATCGGTGAAAGTGTTGATCAGCTGAATAAGAAATTCTCAACAATGGGAATCATTGGTATGACAGCGGTTAGCAATATTACCAATAATGCAATCAATACTGTACGATCCTTAACAAGTTCAGTTGTTGGGTTAGTTAAAACAGGTGGTATTAACAGAGCATTAAACATCGAATCTGCAAAATTCCAATTAGAAGGTCTTGGTGTTGCATGGGATACCATTAAGGATGACATCAATTATGGTGTAAAAGATACTGCTTATGGCTTGGATGCAGCAGCAAAGGTTGCGTCTCAGTTGGTGGCATCAGGAGTTCAACTCGGAGATACTATGAAAACTGATC